CACCCCAAAATCCCCTACGAGGGGAGCGAAAACACAGCAAAATCAACGCAATGCGTGTCGCATGTGACAATAGTGAGCCAAAAACCGTACGAAAGGGGGGCCACCCCCCGTCCCGCCGTCGCCGCGCCGCGAATTGCCATTGCGAGACCCCCGAGAAATCTGAGCAAAATTGAAAACGTCTGGAAATGATCAATGTCACGTAAAAAAGCTATACAAACTGGCGATAAGCTAACGCCACTTCAAGTCGCCAACATGCGAGCAGGACTGTACCGCCGAGTAGAGGCGCAGATAGACGAGGCCCACGACGTAGTGATGGGCAAACAGGAGTGGAACCCCACCCAAGCGCGGGTATTCACGGCCATGTTGAACAAAGTCGTACCTGATCTCACCGCCCAATTCGTGCAACACGAGCACAACATACAGGAAGCACCCGAGAAGATGTCTCGTGAGCAGCTTGAGGCGATTGCCATGGGCGTAAACAACATAATAGACGCTGAAACCGTAGAGACTGAGGAATGAGCATCTCGGCGCAGGACGCAGCCAAGCATCTCCTCAAGCTCAAGGCAGCAGAGGACAGCTTTCTAGGCTGGGTACGCCTACAGTTCCCCGACTGGACGCTACCGCAGTTTCACCTGGACATGATCGAGGCTCTCGACAAGCTAGAGCGCAACACGCTTACGTCTCACCACGGCAAGTCGGCCTCCGAGCGGGAGAATACGGAAGAAGTACCCGTACGAAACCTACTAATCACCATGCCACCGCGCCACGGCAAGTCCACATACGGCTCCGTAATATTCCCCGCTTACTTTATGGCGCGAAAGCCCAACCGTTTCCTGATGTCCACCTCGTACAACAGCCAACTGGCCACCGATTTCGGTCGTCAAGTGCGTGATCTGGTCAATGAGCCGCTGACATCCCAAGCGTTTCCCGACTTCGAGATGTCTCAGGACAGCCGAGCCGTAGACCAGTGGCGTACAACTGGCGGCGGAGCCGCGTACTTTATCGGTGTGGGCGGTACAACGTCTGGTCGCGCAGCGAACCTCCTCCTTTTCGATGATCCACTAAAGTCCAGAGAGGAAGCCGAGAGTGCCACGCAGCGGAACAAGGTCTGGAATTATTATATATCCGCTCTCAGCACCCGTCTCCAACCAGACGTTGACGGTGTTCCCCCCGCGCAAATCATCATCCTCACCCGATGGCACCCTGACGATCTTGCAGGGCGACTTATGCAAACTGATGACTGGCATGAGGGCCGCTGGCTTCATATCAACTTCCCTGCCGTCGAGGAGCGACCAATTCAAGGAGACGCTGGTAAAATTTCCCGCTCCAATCTACCAAGCGACGACCCTCAGTACCTCGCACCAGGCGAAGCCAGCAAGCTCGGCAAAGCAAAACGATACATACGCAAGACTGAGAAGAGAGCCTTGTGGCCCGAACGGTTTTCCCTCGAAGATCTGGAGCGTCGTCAAAGATTAAACCCGCGAGAGTTCGCATCTCTCTACCAGCAGACCCCGTATATACAGGGCGGCAACATGATCCGCTCACATTGGTGGCGTACGTACCCTGCTGACATGAAGCCAGAGAAGTTTAACTCTCTCATCATTGCAGCCGACACTGCGTTCAAGGCCAAGCAGACGAGCGATTACTCTGTCATGATGACTATGGGTCTCGATACGAACGGCGACATCTACATCGTGGACGTTCATCGAGAGCGGTACGAGTTCCCTGACCTCAAGCGCAACATGATCATGCTTAACAACCAGTGGCGCGGTCGTGGCTTGCGTGGCATCTACATCGAGGACAAGGCCAGCGGTCAATCCTTGCTGCAAGAGCTGAAGCGAGAAAGCGGCGTATCCGTGATCCCGTACAAAATATCCAGCGACAAAGTTTCCCGCCTGTCGGCGGTGCTGCCTCTAATTGAGGGTGGCCGTGTGTTCATCCCCAGCGCTGCGCCGTGGTTAGACGCCTTCCACGACGAGATGCAAACCTTTCCTGCTGGTACTCACGACGACATCGTAGACGCCATGACCATTGGCCTAGACGTTCTCGCCCGCACCCCAGCAACGGGTGAATATTACGCACCTCCATCGTTCGCGCTTCCCAAGTCGAGCGACAGTTTATGGAACCAAAAGTCCGACCTAAACAATCTCAGCTCCGCGTGGCGTGGCTGGGGTGAATAAGGACGACTGAGGTACAATTATAGGAGTAAATGTTTTCTTATGGCACTGACTAACACAAATTACCGTGCGGACTTCGTACCTGAGAGCGATGGCATCATCGTTGACTTGTCCGAACACGCTAATGCTCTCATGGCATACGAGGATATTTCCTCGATGCTTACTGATGAACAGGAACAACGCATAGTTGATTATGCTCGTTCTGCTATGCAGATGTCATACGACCGCATTTCACGTCGTTACGACCACTGGACGCAGGCGGATCGGGCACATGATGTGTACGTAGATCCTCACGCGACACAGTTTCGTGAGAAGGCGGTCATTGCAGACACACGCGCTATTGCAGATACTGTGCTTACGTACCTGATGTCGGCTCTTACGGGCCGAAACCCTATGTTTCAGTTGGAGGGCTTGAACCGCAAGTCTCGGAAGGGGTCTCAGATTATTGAGCGCCTACTTCATCAGCAGATGCGCAGAACAGCAGGAGAGGCTCGCCTTGCCCAACATCTTCTTGACAGCATTCGGTACGGATACGCACCCACGAAAGTTACGTGGGATGCTTCCTCGCGAACAAACCAAATCACCAACTTCGACCCGCGCCGCGTTTTCCACGACCCCCGTGTCCAGTGGGGAGATTGGGAGCGGATGCAGTACATCATCTTTTCTGACTTCTCTTCTTATGACGCACTCATGCAAACAGGCATGTACCCCAAGCTCAAGCAGTACCCATCCCTCAGAAACCGCCTCACACCTCCTAGTGGTGGGTGGGACGGACATAGATGGCACAAAGAAGCGGGACGAGGACTAAGCATTGACCCTGCCGAGCGCAACCGTCGTGAGAGTGGGGGTACATTCTTCGCCCTCGGAGACAGTCGTGTAGTTGATGAGATGTGGGTTCGCCTTGCTGGGTACGAAATCGGCGTACCTCAGATCGAACAGTTATGGATGTGCATCACAATTCTCGACGAGAACGTGGTTATCCGTTGCCAACTCAACCCATACGGCAGGCAGTTCCCTGTCGTGATAGGCGGTCTGTACCACGACGCACACAAAACGTACTCGCAGTCGTTGTATGATCTACTTCTTCCTCTGCACGACGTAGCGACATGGCTTCTTAGGTCACGTATCGACAACGTACAGGCCGCTTTGACCAACTTAATGTTCGTAGATCCCACGCAAATTGCGATTGGAGACCTAATTGACCGCAATCCACACGGCATTGTGCGTACTTTACCTGGGGTAAAGCCAGGTGAGGGCGTCTTTATTAGCCAGATCCCTGACGTAACTAGGGGTCATTGGAACGATATTGAGGCGATGTCGGGTCTGAAGCAGCGTGTATCTGCTGCATCTGATGCGCAGCAGGGTATGCCTACGGCAGACGGCATTCGTACAGCCACAGAGATCCAACGTCTTACCCAATTAGGCTCACAACGCCTCGGCGTACTCGCTCGTACGATTTCGGCCACCTCTGTGCGTCCTATGGTTCGCATGATGGTTGCCAACGTACAGGACTTCTTCGCTCCCGAAAGCTCCATCCGCATATCTGACAGTGATAGTGCGGGGAATGTGGCCGACATGGTGAAGGACGGATACCTCGACTTCAAACTTCAAGACATCCAGGGCGACATTGAGTACCTCGTCGTAGACGGTACGCTTCCCTTGGAGCCAACTCGCAACGCTGAGACATGGATCACGATGCTCCGCACTCTTAACGAGACGGGCATGGCCATGGAGTACAACAGCGGCAAGATCGTCGAGGAAGCAATCCGCTCCATGGGCGTCTCTGACCTTGACCAGTTCAAGATCAACAAGGAGCAGCAGGCTCAAGGCCCAACCCCGTCACAACAGATGCTGATGATGGAGAAAGCTCGCGGCGCGAACGTAAAGTCCCAAGAAGACATCGAGCGTCAAGTTGAGAAGGGCAACCTAGTACCAATGAAAGAGGCTCCGAAGCAATGACGAACCCTGTAAACAGCAAGCACTGGGCATCACAGGTGGACGCGGTAACTCGCGAGTACATCGACGCTCGTATCCACGAAGAATTAAAACCTATTAAGGACGACATAGCGGCCCTTCGTGTTGCAATATTGGCAACTAGAGAAAGCCTACAGCGCGATATGGGTAATGTAGCGGGTCGGATGTCGAACACTGAAGAACTGCTTGAAATGTCATCAAGCCGCGCAGCGAAATTGGCCAGTATCGCGAAACAGATGGACGAGGAAAGCTAATGGCACGCACACGCGTCCCTTCAGAACAGCTAAACTTCCGCTCGCAGAACACGGGCATTACGCTTCTTGATACTTATCTTGAGGATGCAGAGAAGGGCGGCCTACCGCTTGCTACTCTGATGGGCAAGTTGTTCGATGACGCGACTGGTGACATCGACGCGTTTGAGTTTCGTTACACAAACGAGAATGACACACAGACCTTGGAGCTTCGTATTGGTACGGACGGGGATTTCCAAGAGGTTGCATCTTTTACGCAGCTATTCACTGACTTAGCTAACTTCAAAGCCACTGCTCTTTCCGACATGGAAGTGAAGCGGGCTGATGCAGAGCAGAGTGCGCAGGAAGCCCTTGCTTCTGAAACTGCCACGGCACTTGCTCAGTCAGCATCTGAGGCAGCCAGAGACGACGCGCAGAGTGCGCGAGACCTCTCTCAAACTTATGCGAACCAAGCGTACCAAACCACACCAACCGTGATCCAGCAGGGCATCTTACTGGCCCAACTGCACGGTGAGCTATTCAACGGGAGTTCTCTCTAATGCCAAACATTTCGGTATCAAACCAGCAGGCTCTCGCAGACGAACTTGCCCAGCGCTTGACCACATTAACAGCATCAACGCCCAACGCCGACTTGGTGTACTTGGCGCGTATGATCGAGATCTTTAACGGCAACGCCAACCTTTCGGCAGTGTCGTCAGAAGGGGATACGCAACTATCGCGCGTCCAAACAGCGGGTGATCAGGAGATTGTTGACGTACAATCTGAAGGCTCCACGCAAGTAAGCGCCGTGCAGGCAGCATCGGCAACCGAGCAGAACGCTCTTAACGGCCTACAGACAAGCATCCAGTCAGCGTTGAACGCTTACGCGATGTCACCGTCTAAGGTCTTTTTCCTGTCACAATCGTAAACGAGGACAACCATGGCAAACGGACTATTAGGAAAAAAGGTCGTAAATGCTCGCGATACGGAAGTAGTTTACACTGTACCCGCTTCACGAACTTCGACCTTTAACATCAACGTACTGAACAACGGTGGCAACGCTGCCACTGTGAACGTGTACGTATCGGACAAAACCTACCAGACGCGGGACTTCGAAGACTACCTCGCGCCTCTAAACTACAACAAAGCATGGGTTTCTGCTGACACAGACAACACCCTCGACTTGATTGGCAAGAGCACATCTAAGATGATGACGGCTCTCAAGACCACGCCTGTTGAGCCAGTCGCTGCTAACACAGCGTCCAGCCCCATCGCTTCTAAGAAGATTGAAACTTTGCAGACAGCAAATGCTGACGGCAATTTCTTCTTAGTCAGCGACCCATCAGCAGTTGGCAACCCGCTTCCATTCTACAATGGCGGCGAGCTTTATGTACGTTCCGCTCCTAACGGTAGCGTATATACATTCGACAACTACTTCACAGGCGGGGCTGCTACTACAGCGGCGTCCAACTACGGCCAAACGGCCACGGACAACATCCTCTGGGCCACAAACCAAGACGCGGCCTTTGCTCTTGCTTACGTACAGGGCGTTCCTGGCGGCGCAGGCTCAGTTGTGAACTCGATTGCGGATTACCGTGCGACTGCTGCGACCTACGGCTCTGCCTTTACTTGGGGTTTGGGTGCTATCAGTAAGATTGCTGGCGTCAAAACTGCTGAAGAGCGCTTCATCATCGGCACAACTACTGGCTTTAACTACATGTCCAACGACGACACGCCAGAAACTCAGGCCGAGTTCCAGTCCAACACCATGTCACCACCTACAGGTATCTCAGGATACATGATTGGTGCGGCAGCTATCGAAGGCTCCACCGTAGGCGAGGGCAACCTTTACATTGCTTACTCAGGAAACAAGGTTGCGTACGCTGCGTACACAGCAGCAGCTCCGTTCCCGACTACTGGCTACAGCGTATTCGACTTCCCAGCGGGCGTCACATACGACAACGTGGTTGATATTCGCGCAGAAGGTTCGAACTTCGTTATTGTTACATCGACAGGCGAGAAGCAAAGCTCCTCGGATCTTGGCGTGACTTGGACTTCAGCTAAGAGCTACGCGGCCCAGCCAATCGGCATCTCGGTCGCCAGCATCGACAGCCAGAACAAGTTCGTGAACGACGACCTTTCCACTAACGTAACAGAGCTTACCTTCGTGCGCGGTCGTACGTATCGCTTGCATCAGCTTGCCGCTGGTAACAACGGCCATCCACTACAGTTCTCTGAAGTGCGCGGTGGGCCACATTCAAACGGCACGCCTTACTCTACAGGCATGACCTTCATGATGGGCAACCCTACTGCTACAGCTCCGTTCGCAGTAACTTCCACAACCAATGCTGACTGGGTTAGCGGCCATGCGACCTACAACGGCCAAGCCCGCATCATCGAGTGGGAAGTCCCTTCATCGGCTCCTGACACACTGTACTTCTACTGCCCGAACCACACCAATATGGGCTACGCGATTTCAATCGTAAACGAAGATACTGTTGCACCTCACGACACGGAAACAGCCCTTGCAACCGTCAATATCTACAACGCTGATAACGGCGATGCGGATCGGCGCTATGACCTGACCTTCGACGGCAACGCCTTCATGCGCGAAAAGCGCTTCTATGCACTGCCTCTCGTGGACAAGTACGAAGTCTCCGAAATTTCGAGTGGTGAAATACTTGAGCGCACAGCGATCATGGCCTCCGAAGGCGAGCAAGTAATTGTAACAACGGACGAGGACAGCATTGTGGTTCGCGTTCACGGCATCGAGGAATAATCACACATGGCACGTATCCGTAGACCCAAAAAGATTAACGGCTCAGAGTACACCTTCGGTGGTGGCTCTGCGGCTGCTGCGGTTGCGGCGGCTGTGGGCGGTCTTGTTAAGATTGCCAAGGGTGACGAAAACATCAATAACGTCAACCACGATGGCTTTGTCGCTAACAATAGCACTGTCACAGTAACCCTTGATGTTAGCACCTCTATCCCTACAAAGGACCAGTATTTCTACATCGACAACGCATTTGAAAGTGCTACTGGTACATTCACTTACGAACTTATGAATGGCGATACCTCCTTGCCTTCTGGCATCAGTTTCTCAGAGAACAACGATGACACAGATACGGATATAGGCTTTGCGCGGTTCTATGGCACACCAAACTCGGTGGGAACAAATTCCTTTAAGATAAAAGGTACTTACCCCGAAGGTTCCCCAGCCGAGCAAGTCGAGATTATTTATAAGCTGCAAGTCTTGACCGCTGGAACAACACCAGTATGGCCTGCCGGCATCACGGACAAGATTATTCGCAACACTGCGGAACCTCAACCTATAGTTGGGGGTCCAACAACAACTTACTCAGGCGCTCTTTACAGTTTAAGTAACGTATCTGGGTTCGCTGCTGGCGTTACTCCTGTCATTGACCCCGCAACAGGCGCGGTCACAGTTTCTAACGTAGGAGACATAGTTGCTGTGGCCTCAACCCACTCCTTCACGGTCACGGCAGACCTTGGAGAGAGCGGAACCGTTCCCCACAATTACAGTGGCCCCATTTCTTACGGCGATCCTTACGGCGCTCGATATTTCGGGCCTGCCAACTACAAACAAAATCAACAAATCAACCTTGCGTTGTCTCTAGGCCAGGAGGACGAATACCATAACCCTTCAAAAAAATCTGGTGCTCTCAGAAGGGGTTGGAACGTGCGCGAGGATACATCTCCTTACGCACATAATGATGGTTTTGGTTGCCAGCCCGACAACAATTACACGCCTAGCGCATCTCATTATGCCAATACTAGCGGTTACAATGCGTTCGGTAAAATGGGCATACACCCGACGAGCACTCAGATCATGTCCTCTTCTCAAAACCACCCTTACGTTAGGGGGTTCTGGACCGTACCAGCAGGCGTATATACGATATGTGCTGTTGCTGCTGGCGGCGGGGCTATGGGGCCGTACACCTGGGCCAACTATGGTGGCGGCGGAGGTGGCCTTGCTTGGATGAATGGCATTGAAGTCGAACCTGGCGAGGTACTTCAATGGTGCTGGGGTCTCGGAAGAGCAATGGAGAGTGCCAACGGCAGTTATGGTAGTGGAAGCACTTGGCTGAAGCGTCATTCTGGTGGCCCAAATACAGATTGCATTATCTTTGCTCAAGGCGGTGGTTGGTCGGGTTACACCAACGACCCCCCCAACAACGTAAACACCAGCTATACGGCGGGTGTAACTATCACTGGCATCGACCATTGGGATAAAGGCAGTGGGTATGGCTATAACAGCCAGAGAGATGGTGGCGGCTGGGGCGTGAACACATCAGAAGGCTCTGCCATATCTGATGGTGATGGAAACACATTTCACTATGGCGGCGGCGCGGCTCACCACGCGCAAAACCGTTCGGGCACAGGCGCAGGCGGATACAGAGGCAACCAGCAGAATGGCGGGTCAAACCAAGAAGGCTACTATGGGGGCGGCGGGAACGGTTACGACTACTCGTCAACTCATGGATACGGCGCGGGCGGCGGCGTAGGCTTAGACGGACAGGGAAGCAGAGGCACTCACGGAGACGGTCTAACACCTCGAAACGCCACCCAGGCTGGCTCTGGCTATCCTGGTAATGGCGGTAGCTGGACTTCGTACAACTTTGGTTCCCCCGCCTACTTCGGCGGCGGTGGCGGCGGTTCGGGCGGTTCGCGCGGAGGGTATGGCGAAAACCAGTTCACGGGCGGCGCAGAAAACGGCAACGGGAACGGACACCGAATTGGTGGCCTTCATGGCGGCGGCGGTGGCGGTTCGGGCACGAGTTCTGGCGGGGGCCACGGCTCTTGTGGCGGCCTCCGTATCATCTGGGGTGTTGGCGAAGACGGCACTGCTCGCAGCTTTCCGTACACCTACTGTTCTGAAAAGCCGACCATGAAATACAATGGAGAACACTAATGTCTGTAGATCGAAATCTCCTTATTAGAAACATGCGGGAAACCCGCGACGAGAAGTTAGCCACAAGCGATGTGGATATGCTTCGTGCAATAGAGGATGCTGCTAGTTTTGCAGCGTTCTCAACGGCTCGTACTGATTGGGCAACATACCGCGACGCACTTCGCAATCTCCCGTCAACGGTTCCAGATACAATAGAGGACGACTACTCGAATGTACCCTCTATGCCACTTTCACCACTAGAAACCGCAGCTTTACCATCAGAGGACTAACTATGAAGCTCATTCCTTACATTGACAGTCACGACGTACAACATTTCGTCGATGTCACGAACGTCATGTTCACAGAAACTTGCATTTTTGCAGTCGAAGGGGAGCCTGATACTCCTCACATAAAGGGAACGCGGATATGTCTTGATGTCCAATCCGCTGGGTTTGTTTTTTCCAAAGAGCCTCCCGAAGTTATCTGGGACCGCATCCATAAAGCACTATCAGAGTAAGGGGCTAACGCCCCTCACTCTTCAACCTCAAGGATACCATCAATGACATTTGCCAACCCCTTTGGCTTCCCCATTTTTTATGAAGTTGTAGAGAATGGAGAGGAGCTTGCAGATAATCTATGTAAAGACGCCTACGATCTAAGAAACAAAGACCCAAACGGCAAGCTCATAAGCCACGCTTGGAATAAGTTTGATCGGGCTAAATCTCCCGAAGACTATAAAGAACATGGGTACACCAGTCATGGTAAGTACCGTCTTGATGAAGATGAGAGGTTCCATCCTGTACATCAGGCGTTGGTAAAACAAATCGAGAAGTACACTAAAAACTTAGACGCTGACCCTGCGTTTCGCCTTACTAATTCTTGGGTTTCTATATACGGAAAAGGCCATTTTGCTCCTGAACACATTCACAGTTTTGCTCACTTAGCTTGCGTCTTTTATGGCGCGACAAGTGAAGGAACTGGGGAAATTGTTTTTAGAAATCCAGCATCCCCTTCGTACAATATGATTTACGGAAATGGCTTCCATCTATGGAATGACAAATACACACTCTGCCCCCAGAAGGGTTCGGTTGTTGTCTTCCCTGCGCACATGGCTCACTACACCAACCCCCACATGGCTGACGAGGACAGGATCATTCTAAGCACCAACGTGGAGTTCTCTGAATGCAGGCTCTGAAAGGACGACACTGATCCCCTTCAGTCATAAATTGCTAATAAGGAGACAGTCCCGATGGCCAAAAAACCGCTCAGTAAAAAGTCTATGCCGTGCAACAAACCTCGTCGCGCCCCAGCAGGCTCGAAGAAGAAGTCTGTTGTGAAGGCATGTTCGGGCGGAAAGGAAAAGATTGTTCGTTTTGGTGACAGCAAGATGACCATCAAGAAGTCCAAGCCAGCTCGCAAGAAATCTTACTGTGCGCGTTCTGGTGGCATCAAGGGCGGTAGCAATAAGTTGAGTGCAAACTACTGGTCAAGAAAAGCGTGGAACTGTTGACATGGGAGATCTCAAAGTACCTCTCGCATTGGTGCTTGCAATGGCTGCACAGCTTGTTGGCGGTGTTTGGTGGATCAGCGAGCAGGCTCACAGAATAGAATACGTCGAGGCTGACGTAGTGTCTATGAAAGTGGATTTAGAGAACGTGATTGAGCACACTGCTAAACTTATCACTTTCGCCACGTTCACCGAAAACAGATGGGCTGAAGCATATACCGACGACATGACTTACGTTCGATTGTTCGGCAGTAGAGATCCAAGAGGGGCGCAATAAATGGCGAAGACATCCAAGGCCGTAAAGAAGCTCGGCAAAAAAACTCAGACAGGCAAGATGCAGCATAAAGACTGCCCCTGTACGCAAGGATAGATCATGGCCAAGAAGCCCGCCAAGAAAAAGCTCGACGCCTGCGCAAAGAAGGTGAAGTCACGATACAAGGTCTGGCCCAGCGCGTACGCATCTGGCGCAGTTTCAAAGTGCCGAAAAGTTGGCGCAAAGAACTGGGGGAACAAAAGTGGCAAAAGAAAATAGTCTACGCACCTGGTTCGCTCAAAACGGAGGTGAGGGTTGGATAGATTGCAAGACAGGCAAGCCCTGTGGTCGCAAGAAGGGTGAAACTCGCAAGTCATATCCAGCGTGTCGCCCGACTAAGGCGAAATGCAACAGCGCCGCCAAGAAGAAAACAAGTTCGAAACGTATCTCGTGGAAAAAAGGAAAGAAATAATGAAGTACGGAAAAGCCAAAAGCGCGGTCAAGAAGAAAGCGTGTTCCCCCGTTCGAGCTGGCAAAGCGCCAGTCAAGAAAAAGCCTTCTGGCTTGAAAGCCAAGTAACCAAACACATTCACCATGAACATCAAAAGCAACATTAAAAACATAAAAGAGCTTTCTGAAAGTAAAGGGTGGGAGACCATAAACGAAGTGATGAAGGAAGAGATCCTTCAGCTTGCTTTGCAAATGGCTCGTACCCAAGAAATGACGCAACAGCAGATGGACTTTCAGCGAGGCGCAATATGGGCAGCAGAGCAAATGCTCAATCTGCCCCAACGGCTCATCCTTAAACTAGAGGGTGAGCTTTCACTTGATGAAGCCACGAGCCGCCAAGGCCGCTCAGAAAGGAACTAACATGGCCATTGAACCTAAAATGGATAACGACCAAGTAGCACGCATCGCAGCACGCCAAATGGGCGGCCCTGCGCCAGAACCTTCCGCACCGAAGGATGCGCCAGAAACCGCCCAAGAGAAGGCGATCTCTGCGGCGTCTCCCGAAACAGAGGGCGACAAAACGCAAGCTGAAGCGGTCATCTACAATGTGAAGATTGGCGAAGAAGACCGTCAGCTTTCGCCTTCTCAGATTGCGGGTACGTACGAACGCTATCGCGACCTCAACTACAAGCAAGCTCAGATGAAGCCTATCAACGACATAGCTAACTTAGTTATGGAGAAGACGGGCCGCAACGCCGAGGACACTGCCAAACTTATGGCGGCAGCTTTGAAGTCGATGACTAAGAACACTCAGATGGGCAACGACCGCCCAGCACAGCCAGGGGTCGCACAGCCAGTTACCGCACAAAAAGGTGACGCTGCTGCAATGTCCGCAAAGCTGGCGGAAGAGTTTTCGAAGTACGAAGACGAAAATGCTATCTCTTTACCACCAGGCTATCGTGAGCAATATGA